GTAGATACTCAAACACGAACAAGCAATCGACCTACACGGATTTTAAGTGGGCAGCTAACCAACTAAAAGTCGCTCATAAATTCAAATTCAATGAATCCTTACCTGAGATAACTGTCAAGGAGACAGGACAAAAGATTCTCTTTCGTGGTTTGGATGATGAACTTAAAATCACATCTATCACAGTGGATGTAGGCATCTTATGCTGGGCATGGTTCGAGGAAGCGTATCAAATCGAAACCGAAGACAAGTTCAGTACAGTAGTCGAGTCTATCCGTGGTAGCTTAGATGTGCCTGATTTCTTTAAACAAATCACAGTCACGTTTAACCCGTGGAATGAGAGGCATTGGCTCAAACGCGTTTTCTTTGACGAAGAAACTAGACGGGCTGACACACTCTCGATGACGACTACCTATCGATGCAACGAGTGGCTGGATGAAGTCGATATCAAACGTTATGAGGATTTGTATCACACGAATCCAAGGCGTGCGAGAATCGTCTGCGACGGTGAATGGGGTGTTGCTGAAGGTCTAATCTACAACAACGTAACTGTCAAGGAATTTGATAAAGACGAGTTGTTACAAAATCCTGATAACAAACTATGTGTCGGACTTGACTTTGGTTTTACTCACGATCCAACTGCTTTGTGTTGCTCTCTTATAAACGATACGACAAAAGAGATACATATCTTTGATGAAGCGTATAGAGTCGGCCTGATAACGAAAGAGGTCGCTAAGATGATAAAAGATAAAGGATATCATCGCTCTACGATCATCGCAGATAGTGCAGAGTCACGACTAATCGAAGAGCTCAGGTCAGAGCATGGCATATCTCGCATAAAAGAGAGTAGGAAAGGAAAGGATAGTATCATGGCAGGCGTGTCCAAATTACAAGGATACGCTATTTATGTGCATCCAAGTTGTGAACATATCATGGATGAATTTTATAGCTATTGTTATCAACGTGATAAAGAAGGTAATTGGTTGAACAAGCCAGAAGATAAGAATAACCACTTGATGGACGCATTACGATACAGTCTTCAATGTATTGAAGGTGTCAAAGCTACTGTCCGCAGACGGTCAGATTTTGGCTTATAGAAAGGAATTAAATGTATCAGATTTTAACTTATCCACGAGAAGGATATGACGAAACAGCTTTAAACAAGGAATTGATTTACAAGCTGATTCAAAAACACACTCAAGAACGCCAACGATTGAAGAAGCTAAAAAACTACTACATGGGTGATCATGCTATCTTGAAACATGAAAGGCGGAATAAGAACGCCCCGAACTTCAGGACGGTAGCAAATCACGCCAAGGATATTGCCGACACTGCCACAGGTTACTTCATGGGTAACGCAATCAAGTATAACAATACTGCCGACGGTGATATCGAGTCCTTACTCGTAGCGTTTGATGGTGCTGAGATTGACCAAGTGGACACACAGAACGCTTTGAACATGTCTATCTACGGTCGTGCTTATGAATACATCTATGCGAAGGAAGGATTGACCGAGCTTGATTCAACTAGTATAGACCCTGAGAACGTGTTCTTGGTTTACGATGATAGTATTGAACGCAAAGTTCTCTTTGCGGTTTACTACTACGAGATTAAGGATGATTCCAAGGATGCTACTAAGTATCAAGCAGAAGTTTTCACGCAGAATCTTCACTATCACATCGTGTTGCGTGATTCAAGCATGGGGACCACACGAAACGAGCAAGTAGAACCTCATAACCTTGGACAGGTTCCAATCATTGAATACCGAAACAACCACTTCGCAATTGGTGACTACGAACAACAAATCAGCTTGATTGATGCTTACAATTCATTAATGGGTAATCGTGTCAATGACAAGGAGCAAGCAGTAGAGTCTATTCTTGTTCTGTACGGCGCACAGTTAGCTGATAACCCAGAAGATGCCAGAGAGGCGATGAGCATCCTTGCTGAAGAAGGACTTTTAGAATTGCCAACAGATGCCAAGGCTGATTTCTTAAAGAATGCCCTGGACGAGAACGCTACTGAAATCTTGCGTAAGGCTCTGAAGGAAGACATCTACACGTTCAGTCATGTGCCGAATCTGACAGATGAGAACTTTGCAGGGAATAGCTCGGGTGTAGCTATGGAATTCAAGTTGCTAGGTCTTGAGATGATTACTAAGACCAAGGAAGCGAATTACAAGCGTGGTATTCGTCAACGTATCAGCATTTTTGCTCATTATCTTGGTATGCAGCAGATTGCTCTTGAGACTCACTCAATCGTGCCACAGTTTAGCCGTGGATTGCCTAAGAATTTGCTTGAATTGTCACAGGTTATCAATAATCTTGAAGGTAAAGTATCCCTTCGTCAACTCATTTCGCTTTTGCCATTCGTTGAGGATCCTGATGCTGAATTGGAAGAACTCGAGGAAGAAAAAGAAAAGAACATGGAACGTGTGCCATTCTTTAACCAGGCAAACACGAAGCCAGACGAAGAGGTGACAGATGAAGAACGAGGAGTATTGGGCGAAGAGGAAGGCTAATCTCATCTATAAGCAGATGGATAAGGCTGAGAAGCAAGCAGACAAGTTTGATGATGTCTACAGGCAATCGAAAGCTTATCTAGATAAACAAATCAACAAGATTTTTGACAAGTTTCAACGTGATTATGGTTTGAGTGAGCGTGATGCTCGCCGTGTCTTGAAGAACATGAAGGACCAAAAGGACCTAAACGAACTCCGTAAAGTTCTCGAAGCAAGACCGGACGACCCGAATATCCAAAGGTTACTGGCTGATTTGGACAGTCCGGCTTATGCTTATCGCATGAAGCGTTTAGAACGTTTGAACGACGATTTAGACCGTATGCGTGAGTCTATCTATCGTTCTGAGAAGAAAGGCTCAGATGCCTTTTATAGCGACTTGATGAAGGATAGCTACTACAAGGCTACCTTTGACTTGCAGCAACAAACAGGACTTGCTTATAGCTTCTCCGATTTACCTGAAACTGAAATCAAGCGCCTGAGGGGGCTAAAATGGACGGGAGAGGCTTATTCAGACAGAATATGGGATAATACATGGGCACTTGCTTCAAGCGTAAAGGACGAGCTCTTAGTAAGTCTAATGACTGGTCGAAGTGTAAGAGATACATCTCAAGCAATCGCAGAACGATTTGAGGTCGGTAAAGGCAAAGCAAGACGTTTGGTTCGCACTGAGTCAGCTTTTTTCCACAATCAAATGGAATTGCTCAGCTATGAAGATGCCGAGATTACAAAGTACAAATTTGTAGCCGTACTGGATAAACGGACATCGCATATTTGTCAACAACATGACAACAAGGTTTATAACACAGACGAGGCCGTTCCTGGTGTGAACTATCCACCTCTGCACCCTTGGTGTAGGTCTACGACTATCGCACACGATGACGATATTGACTACAGCAAACTAGAGCGCAGAGCTAGAAATCCCGAGACGGGCAAAGTCGAGTACGTTCCTGCTGATATGTCTTATAAAGAGTGGTATGATAAATACGTTGCAAAAGAGGATAAAAAGGGGAATGTTAAGGAATTAAAAAACAATATAAAAACATTTGACTTTTATCCATTAACAGAGGATAATATAGGTGACAAAGAAAGAATATTAAACATATCTAAAAGATTGAAGACTGTTTCTGAAGAGTACGAAAAAGAAACTGGTAAAAATATTTTAGAATTATTCGCAAATAAAAAGTTGGTTGATCAATCTAAACCATATGATGATGAGAAATCTAAATTTATAAGGTTCTTATACAAACAAGTTGGCTACGATAGGAAACCAAAGATTCTTAACGAAAACGATGTCGTTGGATTAGAGGTTATATATCGCGGTGTAAGGGATAGTAAATCCGGAGAAATAAAATCAAAAACCTTAAAGGATAATTTCAGAAATGGTAAATTAGACCTAAGTGGCAGATTAAAATCTGCCCACGGTCGTGGTCTATATTTTGGAAGTCATTTTGTTGCTGAGAGATATGCTAATAAGGGAACAAATCCACTGCTGTTCAAAGCTTTTTATGATCCTTCTGATTTTAATTTCTTAACTGACGAACTTTATAAAAAAGAGAAACACACTTGGTTGAAAAAAATAGACGACGACAATGAATTATATGAATATTACCATTTTTTGATGAGTCAAATAGGAATAAATGATTCTAATGCAGATGTTTTTGCTGTTCTGCATGGTTATGATGGTTATAAAGCAATACATAATGATGGATTGTATACAGTTGTTTATAATCGCAGTAAGTTAGGAGTGCTTAAAGATGATTAAAATTTCAATTAGTTTGTTGCTAGATGCAATTGAAGATAACATTGACGACGAAGCGCTTCAATCTATCGATTTCGAGAGTCAAATTAGAAGAATTACAAAAGAATTCCAAGGGGAAAATGGTGAATTCTTAGTAAAAGAAGAAGTACTTGAAACATTACCTTTAGACAGAGAAACAAAGGATAAAATTATTGAGCAAATAAAACAAAATAGTCAAAATGTCTTTGAAGATGATTTTGACACATTGTTGCAATATGAATATTAAGCACCTAGAGAAATCTAAGTGCTTTTTTCGTGCTCAGAAAGGAGTAAAAAATATGTTCATTTGGGAATGGGTTTTGATTGCCCTAGGGTGGTTGGTATTCCTACCACTGGTGTCTTTTATCTTTTTGTTTATGAAAAATTTAAACAAAGAGCTTAAAAACAGAAAGTAGGTGATCCAGCATCTTGACTGGCAGGAATAGACTGCTATTGTATATCGTTACTTGACCGTGTCGGATTCGATGCGGTTTTTCTATTGTCCGAGCATTGATGACATAAAAAGCCATGGAATTATACAGTCGGGGACGACTTTAAAAATAGGAGGTTCGTAATGAACGAAGAAACACAAACAGTCGAA